AGAAATACCATTATACATTGATGGTAGAGAAATAGCTAGAGCAACTGCTACTTATAGTCAACAAGAGTTAGCTAAGTTAAGTAAACGTTCAAATCGAAAAAGAGGTGAATAACTTGTACTATATTAAATACAATGAAATAGATTTAACAAATGTAGTGAAGGTAAGAGAGGTAGAGATACCCTCTTTACCTTCTATAAAACATTCTAGTATAGAAGTATTTGAAAGAAATGGAAATATATACAATGGTGCTAGTTATAATGAAAGAAGTATAAGACTTGTATTATTAATACAACCTACTGATGTAAATAACTATGATATGTATATAAATGATGTTAAAAGAGCCTTTTACACTAAAGAAGAATGTAGATTATTTTGTGGTAATGAGAATCTTTTTATGTGGTGTATACCAACAAATGATATATTAATTACTGAATTAAGTACATATTGTGCCGAAATAGAAGTAAATTTAATAGCTTATGACCCTTATTGGTATTCAACAGAGCAAAATATAGTGAATAATAATAATAATAATACATTTACAGTTGATAATCAAAGTGATGTAGAAATATATCCAACTTTTAGTATTGGATTTATGAGCAATTCAACATTTATTCAATTAGAAAATAAAATGACAAAACAACATATTTTATTAGGTGCAATACCAAGTAGTGAAAAAGAAACTGTTATAAAAAACAATTCAGTATTTAAAGATGCTTGTGTTAGTCTTAGTGGTTGGGTATCTACTTCTGCTCCAATAGATAGTGGTAGAAGTGGTGGAGGAACACTTGCTTTAGGTACTAATGGATATAATTTAATATGTGGTAATTTTGGTAGTACAAATTCCGACACAACTTGGCACGGTGCTTGTTATAAGAAAAACTTAGATACATCATTAACAGACTTTAGAGTTAAAGTGAATGTATCATTCAATTCATATGGAGTTAATGGCGACCCAAGTAATGAATTTACATATAATGATAATGAAAGTAATATAATAAGTGGAGAAATTAAGCCGATTTTAGTAGTTAATGTAGCAAATGCAGAAATATTTACAACAGAATTTAATGCAGAAGTTGGAGATGATGCAACAGAAGAAGAAAAGGCACTACTTAACAAGTATAAAATAGGTAGTATATCATATGGTACTACAATTGAAAATTTTAGTGAAAGTAGTAGTGGTTGGTATAGATATTTATATAATGACCATACATATGCATATATTAAAAAAACTTCTGTGAAAATAGGTTATATAGACAATAGATATACTAGTACTTATTGTAACTATGTAGTAACTAGTGCTACTGCTTTAAGAAATAGTCCTAATAAATTATATACAAATATAAGAACATTAAATGCAGGTACAGTTATAAGAATTGAAACTACTAATAAATATGGAGATAATCAATTCTACAAAGTAGTACAACCGTATCAAGGTTATGTTTTAGTATCAGATGTAATTAGAGCATCAGAATATACTATTGTTTATGATAGAGAAATTGATTATGCAGATGATAAACAAGGTGTAATAGAACTTTACGGATATAGTGAAAATAGCACTCAATTATTTAAATTATCTCTTTGTGATGATAACAAATATTATGAGTTTACATATCCAACAATAACTAAGAATGGAAAAGATTTTTTAGTAGATAAAACAGTAGCACCTAATCCAAAACTTAAAGAAACAAGAAGTGATAAAGGTGTTACATATACAGAAACAAGAAGTGGAAAATACGGTGGTTGGAATGATTTTGTTGGAGATTTATATATAGAGAGAATAAATAATGTTTGGTATGCTTATGCCTATAATAAAAAAGGTGATAAAATCTTAAAAACAAAATATGTAAAAGATGATACTAATAGCTTTGAACAATTAAATTACTTAGTTTTATACATAGGTACTAATGAAGGACAAGATAAAACTAGTGCTATGAGTGTAAATTTAATAGAGATAACAACAGAAAATAATGCACTAGACACAGAAAAAGAATATAATGAAGTAATATTCAAACAAGGAGATGTTCTTAAAATAGATACTAGTGTTCCTACTGTATACCTAAATGATATTGAGAGAAATGATTTAGTAGATATTGGTAGCCAATTTTCACCAATAATACAAGGAGTTAATGAAATAAAAGTTACTAGTGGTAGCACACCAAACGTAGATGTTATTTGGGGTAATAAATACTTATAAGTAAGGAGGTGTAATAAATATGGTAAATACAGTATTTATATTAAATGAAAAGAAAATAACAACAAGAGTATTAACTATTGATGGAAAAAATAGTTTCTTTGATGATTTATATACAATGGATTTATCAACAGGAGTAGAGAGTTTCGAGTTTAGTACAAATGTACTTACTGATGTATATGAAGGTTGTTATGTAATGTTTTATTATCATAACCAATATAAATTATTCCAAATAACAGAAGTGGAGCAAGAACATAGTGAAGGAAAAATTTTAACATATATTTATGCAGAAAGTTCTTGTTTAGAGTTATTAAATAGTGTAATTCGTCCATTCAAAGGCGAATTTAATACTATTGATTTCTTAGAGTATATACTTAATAACACAGAATGGCATATTGGTAAATATAGTACTTCATTAGAAAGTAAAGTATTAAATATTGATGTAAGTAAAACAACACAAATTTGGGGATTAATACAAAGTTATATGAGCCAATTTGGATATGAAATAAATGTTAGAGTTGAATTTAGTAACGGTCGCATCACTAATCAATTTTTAGATATATATGCAGAAGAAGAACTTGGAGAAAAAACATACAAACGTTTTGAATACAGTAGAAATGTAAAAAACATCATAAAGAAAAAAGATTTATATGATTGGTGTACTGCTATTATTATTGATAGTAGTGTTAGTGGTGTTAATGATATTGTTATTGATTTAGCAGATTGGAAGAAAAGTAGTGGTAGTGATGTAATTCTAGCAAAAGAAAATAATAATAAATATAATAATGGTGGAGATTACATCTATGGAGTTTATAGTAGTAATGAAAAAGATGCCGATTTAATTGTTGAAAATGCTTTAGCAGAATTACAAAGAAGAAGTGTACCACATTTTGACTATGAATGTACTACTGTAATGACATATGAAGAATATCAAGATATAAATATCGGTGATACGGTTTATGTTGTAGATTTTACTTTTGACCCTGTGATTACATTACAAGCAAGAATTGGTAAATTAGAGATTTCATTCACAGATAGAAATAATTGCAAATGTAATCTTACAAATTACAAAGAAATAAAAGGCACAGATATTACTACTTTAAGTGGTATAGAAAGTGTAGTTAATAAATATTTTCCAATTGGCTCAAATGGTATACAAGACGGAGCAATAACAGAAGGTAAAATAGATACTACTTACCTTAAAGAAATCACTAGTGATATAGTAAGTGCAAACTTAATGGTTACAGAAGAACTTATTGCAAAAGAAATTACTGCTATTAATGGACAATTTGAAAATCTTGATGTTAGATTTGCTACTATTGATAGTTTAAATAGTGCAAATGCAAATATTGGTAGTTTAAATTCTGATATGGCAGAAATCAAGACATTAGTTAATGGAAATTTAACATCAGATAACATTCAATCATTAGTATTAACTACTGATAAAGTTACTGTTGCAGATGCTTTTATAAAAGATGCTATGATAGATAGTTTAATGGCAGATAAAATAGTCGGTGGTAGCTTAATTACTAACAACGTAACTATTCGTAGTAATGATGGTGCTATGCAATTAAATGGTACTGTTATGCAATTTAAGGATAAAAATAACAATGTTCGTATTCAAATTGGTAAAGATGCCCAAGAAAACTTTACATTTGTACTTTATGGCGAAGATGGACAAGGACAACTTATTAACGAGAAAGGTATAACTGCTAGTGCTATTCAAGATGGTCTAATTGTTGATAGTATGATTAGTGAAGGAGCAAATATTAATGGTGCTAAACTTAATATCAACAGTTTAATAAAAAATATTAATGAAAGTGATGGTACAGAAATATTATCATCTACTAAAATCTACTTAGATGATGAAGAACAAACATTACAAGTAGCTTTTAATCAACTTAAAAATAAGGTTGATACTATTGAAGAAGTAACGGTTAATGGTGATTTATCAAGTATTGTTGAACAAGTAACATCAAATACTACTAATATAGAAATAGCACAAGGACAAATTAATAGCTTAATTGCTAATACTACTATTACTAAAGAAAATGGTACGGTTGTTCAATTAAAAGATGATTATAATATTACAAAAAATACAGTTAATAGTCATAGTCAAACAATAAGTAATATGCAAACAAATTATAATGCACTTGATGGAGAAGTGGATAGTTTAACTAGTAAAACTTCAAAACTAGAACAAGATTTAAATGGTTTCCAAACTAGTGTATCAAGTAGCTATTATAATAAAACACAAACAGATACTATAATAAATGGTGTTAATACAAAAGTAGATACATTAGAAGAAAAAGTTAATTCAGTTGAAAGTACTATGACAGAAGATGGTATTAAGAATATAGTAAAACAAACTACTTATACTAAAACTGAAATAGATAATGAGATAAATGAAATATCAAGTTCAATTAGTTCAGAAGTAGAACAAGGTATAGATGCTTTTACATTAAAATTCTCTGAAAGTGGAGGATATAACCTACTTTATAATGGTAACTTTAGAAGAAATTTAGATATGTGGAGTATAACTAGTGGATTTACTCATTCTTTTGGGCAAGGAACTTATAGTAGTCCCGATAGATGTGGTATTAAAGTTACAGGGAAAAGTGGAGGAAGTGGTTATCTTACTCAAAAGATTACAGAAAAATCATTATTAACTTCTCCTAACTATACTTTAAGTGGCTATGTTTACATTAGTTCAAGTGGTACTAATGATAGTAGTGGTGCTAATTTCCAATATTACATAACACTTAAATATGATGATGGAAGTTATACTAATTATAAAGCTAATATTAATATAACATCATACAACAAATGGCAAAAGGTAAGTGCTACTGCTACTAGAGATACTTCAAAAAAACTTACTGAAATCACAGTAACTTTTTCAGTTCATAATACTACTAAGAGTTTCTATTTATCACAATCTATGTTAGAAGTTGGAACATTTATTAGTAATTGGACTCCTAACCCAAATGAAACAAATGATGGAGTTACAACAATAGATAAAAATGGTGTTAAAATAACACATTCTAACTATAATGGTTATACTCAAATGAAATCTGATGGTTTCTATGTAAACAATGGTACTACAAATGTTATTAGTTGTACTGCTAGTGGTTTAACTGTTCAAGGTACTATAAAAGGTAGTACAATAACAGGGTCTAATATGACTAATGCAGATGGCTCATTTAAAATATCGGCAGATGGTACAATAACACTTACTAAAAATGGTACTTCTGAATATATAACTCTTAATGCTAGTGATGGTATAGTAAGCTATAAAGAAGGTTATAGAGAACTAGCCTTAGATAACGGTTATATTATTATTTATGGCAATGATTATGTTCTTAGTGATGTTACAGAAATAGTAGGTACAGTAGGTAGAGGTTATATGGGTAAACATAGAGAAACAAATAAAAGTGTTTATACTGTTAGCTTATCTTGTCAAGAAGGACATTGTGTTCGTGTAGGTGCAAATTATCCACATGATGGAACGTATAGACAAGATTTTATTGAATGTAATAGTGAATGGTTTTTACCGGCAACAACAGGAGTACAAGGTGTTAATATATTAAATCCTAATTTAAGAGAAACAACAACATTACGTCACGGAGCATATTCGCACGGAATGTGGACATTTGAAGATGAACGTCCAAGTTATATAATGACTTTTAATGATGGAGATGATGAAGGTATCACTTCCATAGGTTTATTTACAGGCAAAACTCTTTCTTTAGGGTTTGCCGGTGACCTTACAGATGTTCTTTTACTAGGATATTATGATGGTAGTAATAATATGTATTTAAAATGTAATGGTACTTTAGATATGAATGGAAAATCAATAGTAAATGCTACTATGAGTAGTTCTTTAGATGCACAATCTCTTTCCACTTATTCATTATATAATGAGGGCAGTATTGAAATGAATACATATGTACCTTATACATTTACAGAAGATGAAATTAGATATGTAGAACGAGAGCCACAACATACTATGGAAGAATTTGACTATAATGATGAAGGTGAATATGTATCAACAAACAGATATGTATGTTATTGTGAAGTACCTATATTTATGGCAGAAAATATAGAATTAAACTACCACGTTAATATTAGCAAATTATCTTTTGGAGATTATAGAATAATAGAAAAAAATCCATATTTCTTTATAGTTGAAAGTGAAAATGATGGATTTAGTTTTACATATGAAGTAATAGCAAGACAAATAGAAAAAGCTAGTGTTGATAATAGTATTGTTGCCAATGCTAGTGTAACAAATAATATTCAAGAAAAAGTTGACTATGAAAAATCTAAAATGAGTGCAATAACAAAATAGAGAGGGTATAATAACCCTCTCTTTAAATTGGAGAAGAAGAAAACTTGGAGAAGAAGGAGTGTTAGATTATGAATTTAGATATAAACATAGTATTAAAAGTATATCAAGAAGAACTAAATAGACTTATGCAAGAAAATTTAATGTTAAAAGCACAAATAGTCCAAATTCAAGAAGAAAATAAACAAGAGTAAGGAGTGATTGAATTGGCAATAATCAAAGAGATTACAGTAAATGTAAGTGGAGATAGTGCTAAAATATCCAAACCTATATACCTTTATTTAGGTGATGGAGAAACAACACTATTAATTACAATCAAAGAATATTCGGCAGTAATTGGTAATTTTGACGATACAAATACTAATATAATCATACAACAAGAGAGTATATATGGACAAGTTTGCCTTTTAAAGCCTAATAATGAATTAGTTTATAGTAATCGTTGTGAAATAATAGATGATAAACTAAAATTTGTTATATCAAAAGATTTTATAGACCAAATTGGTGAAAAGGGTACTCACCTTATGCAGATACATTTATATGATGGCTTAGATGAAGATGCTAATAGATTAACAATACCACCAATATCATTAACTTTATTACAACCTATATGTATGAGTGATGATGGAGGGAAACCCAGTAATTGATGCTCGAATTAACGAAGCTACTGTCAATAATAGTAGAACAGTTTATTCGGCACTAGTTTTTGATACATTTGATAATTTAGGTTTGTACCAAAAAACAGATTGGTATGACGGTCAATTAATTAGTGAGCAATTACTTGATAAGATAGAAGATGGTATATATTGGAATAGATACGATTTAAATTCAAAATATGATAATGTAATCGTAGAAGAAGGAGAAGATGAAATAGAATTAACTTTTTATTCATTTGATAAAAGATTAAAAAAAATATCATTTTCAAAAGGTAGTAAAGATTATAATGATTTATTTAATACACCTACAATTCCAACTAAAGTATCAGAACTAGAAAATGATAGTAATTTTATTAGTTCTATACCAAGTGAATACATAACAGAAGAAGAATTAGAAGAAAAAGATTATCCAACTAAAGAGTATGTTGACGAACAAATACTACAAGCAAAACTTGATAAAGAAGAAGTAGATTTATCTGATTATGCTAGAAAAACATATGTTGACGAGCAAATAGCGAACATAGATATGCCTACTAAAATATCAGAACTAGAAAATGATAGTAATTTTATTACTTCTATACCTAGTGAATATATAACAGAACAAGAATTGGAGAATAAAAATTATCTAACAGAAGTGCCTAGTGAATATATAACAGAACAAGAATTGGAGAATAAAGATTATTCAACTAAGAAATATGTTACTGATGAAATACTTAAAGTACAACTAGGTGGAGAAGTAGATTTATCAAACTATGCTCCTATAAGTAATCCTAAATTTGTCAACAGTATATCTTTAGGTAGAAAAGCAGACACAACAGTAGGTATTTATTCAGTAGGTTTAGGATTGAATACTACTGCTAGTTCTTTACACTCGATAGCACTAGGATATGGTGCTATTAGTAAAGGTTTAGGTGCAAATGCTTTAGGATATGGTGTTATTGCTAGTAATAATTATCAGATAGCACAAGGTAAATATAATGTAGAAGATACAGAGAATAAATATGCTTTTATATATGGTAATGGTATTAGTGATACTGATAGAAAAAATATACATACATTAGATTGGAATGGAAATGCTTGGTATCAAGGAAATATAAGTATAGACGGAACTCCAACTAATAACAATGATGTAGTAACAAAAGCATATGTAGATACTGCTATTGAAAATATAGATATGAATGAAATAGATTTATCAGATTATGCTAAAAAGACATACGTTGATAAAGCTATTGAAAATGTTAATATACCAACTAAAACTTCTGAATTAACTAATGATAGTAATTTTATTACTTCTATACCTTCTGAATATATAACAGAACAAGAATTAGAGAATAAAAATTATCTAACAGAGATACCTAGTGAATATATAACAGAACAAGAATTAAATTCAAAAGGTTTTTTAACTCAACATCAAGATATAAGTCATAAAGCAGATAAAACAGAGTTACATAATCATAGTAACAAAGCTATATTAGACACTATAACACAAAAGAATATAGATAATTGGAATAGTGCAAAAGGAATGACAGATGAAGAAAGACAACAATTAGCGAAAAAATATGATAATGTAAAAGTAACACAAAACGAAAGATATGTAAAACTTACATTTTATTCTGATAATGTTGAGATAAAAAATGTTCAATTCAAAGTTGATAGTGATAATTATGATGTTAATATATCTAGTAGTTTGTTAGGAGTTGCTATTGCAAGAAAAAATAATGACCTTAATATACCATTATATTTCCATTCTCCAAATGAAGGAGAAGGAACAGTAAAAGTATTAATAGATGATGAAGAAGTTGTATCATCAACTATATCACAAGGAAAAACAAGTATAACAATTCCATATAGCTATATAGATACTTATGCATCAATAAATAATTCTATTTTAACAATATATGTATCAGATATTAAAAATTGGGTTTCTAATATATTAACATTTGATTTAAAAGTAGTAAATGAAAAAATAATAGCAAGTTATACTTGTAATAAAGATAGAATGTTACCAACATTTAATAAAGAATTTATAGCAGATTATTATACAGTAGAAAAAATTGCTAATGGTGATGGAACTTATATGACTAATATTTATGCTAATGACATAAATATTTTGCCTACTTGTATTAGTTTCAAAAATATTTCTTCTTTGCTTAAAATAAATTACCTTAATACTACTAAAGTAACTAATATGAGTTCTATGTTTAGTGGTTGTAGTTCTTTAACTTCAATAGGAGATGCAAATAGTTGGAATACTCAAAATGTAACTGATATGCAATATATGTTCTCTGATTGTTATAAATTAACTTCATTAGATGTAAGTAATTGGAATACTAGTAATGTAATTAATATGCAAAATATGTTCTATAATTGTTATGAATTAACTGAATTAGATGTAAGTAATTGGAATACTCAAAATG